CCGATGCACTTCGCGCCGGAAATTGCGGATGAGCCAACCTTGCAGCACTCGCCACAGGTCGCGGTCATCCAGCAGTGCCAGGCGCGAACTGCTGTAGTTACTTTTTGAATAGTCGCGGGATACGCTTTCATACGACACGCCGACGCCGGTGGCGAAGCCGCGCAGCATGAAGCGCATGAACGGGTCCATCGCGGCATTCGGGCGGCTCGGATTAAAGCCGGTGAATGTCTCGCCGGGGCCAAGCTCCTGAAACGTGCCAGGCGACATATTCAATACACGTTCTGGCCGGTCGTCGTCGTCACCGATCAATTTGCCATCGTCCGGCGTGTTGCCTTCCGGTGACTGAATGATGCCGACGATGGAGGCCGAGGCGCGCGCCGCGACGATCTCTGCCTCCTCATAGCCCTGCATGTTGCGCAAGCGTTTCAGCGTCGCGTGAAACCACGGCACGCCGCGTGTCTGCCCGATCCGCTCCGGGATGTACAAATGCATGATCTCGTCGGCTGGTACGCGGATCAAGGCGCTTTCGACGAACGAGGTGAATTGGTAGTCGCCTGGATGCGTCGGATACAACCAATACGCGACTGGCCTGCCCCACTTGTCTTGCTCTACGCCCATGCGGATAACATTGCCGCTGCTGGTCATCGCGGTACTCCATTGATCGACAAGACGATCCGACTCGATCAATTCCAGCGCATACGGCGTGCGCCCTTGCCCGAAGGGCTGGCGCACCTTGCGCACCAGCGCTTCACCGTTTTCGACGATGGACCCGAACAGCAGGCGCTCCATGTCGGTAAAGCACAACTTGCCGGCAGGGTCGCAGGTATCCTTGTCGCACCAGTCTTTCCAGGCGTCTTCAATTTGCGTGTTGACCTTGGTCATCAACTTGCCGCCCGCCGTGGTCACTTGCCCCTGCATGCCAATGCCGCTGCCGATCACGTTGTTCTTGATGATCCGCACCGCCGCCTTGCCGTACTCGTTGTCGCGCATCAATTCGCGAGAACGACCGCGCAGCACGCGCAAGCTGGTAATGATCTCGCTGTCAGCGGACGTGTTCAACGCGCCCCAATCTGCCGACAGTCGGTTGATTGCCGCGCCGGCATACATGCGCTTCGATTTGTTGGCTTTAGCGAGAACGGCTTTTTGCGCGGTACGCTCGGCATTCCACGCTTTCAGAATGACCGAGCCAGGCTGACTAACGCGCTGCTCGTTGTAGAATTTTTGGCTCATTGAAACCTCACCAGCAATTCGCGGGGATTGCCGCGCCCGTTCCTGACATTAGAGCGGGCAACCTCATCGTTGACCTTGCGCTGCCAAAAGTTTCGCACCATCATCAAATCGGGCAGCGAGTGAAACTCTGTCTCGCGACCGGCAATCGCATAGCGCTTGATCTTGCCGCCCGACGAAGTGAAGCTGGCCAGCGCCGCTTCGCAATCGTCCAATGCCTTGCGCGCCTGAGTGCGAGCGTCGATTGGCGCGGTGATTTGCGACAGATCGGGATTGATAATCAGCGTGCCACCGCCTATCGATTTGCGTTGCAGCGCATTGGACAGGTACGCCGCCCAGATGTAGGAACCCGCCGTCAATGTCGCGCTTTGCGCCGCCGTGATCGAGGTAGTCCAGCCGGTGCCGTCCGCTTGCGCGGTCAACGTCAGTTGCGCCGGGCCGCGTATCTGGTAAGTAAGCGTCCAATCAATGCTGGTCAAGCACTCGCGGGATTGCGTATCGACCCAGGGCGCATCCGACCAGCTCGCCGAGTCGCCGGATGTCAGTCTTTTCAATATGTTCATGCTTAATCACCTACCAATTGTTTGCTGAATAACCCCCGGCCCTGCGTTGCGACCGCCCTTTGCTCTTTCGTTCCGGCGCCACTGGCGCGGGCGCTTGCGGCGCTGGTGTGGCTGGTGCATCCTCGACGGCTTGCGCCGCATCCTGTGCGTCGTCGTGTGTCTGTGCAGACGCCTGCACGGTGGGCGGCTCTGCAAAAATCTGCCGCTGCCGCAATTGCTTTTCCATCGCGTCCCACTGACTCGGCTTCAACAGGTGCAACTTCAGCGACAGCGCTGCATGCAATGCGTACACTTCGCCGTCCAGCGCTTCGTTACGTACGCCAGATCGTGGCTGCCATACCAGGCGGCTTTTTATCTTCTTATGCGGGGCCTTAATCTCACTGGTGATCTGCTCCCAATAGTCCGGGCGAACCGATTTGTACCAATGGATGCGGCCCGGTCCGTTGCCGGTTAAGCGGATGCGTCCCTCGATCAACAAGTCCTTGGCGCGCTGTGTACCGACGATGTACGGACGCACGCCGGACGGATGCGGCTTGTGGCGCCGGTTGGTATCGATGGAAGTGTTTGGACGCGAAAAGATTTCCTTCGACGATCCCGTTTGTTCCGACGCGCCCTTGATCGCCATGTAGTTGCGCCCTTGCCGTTTGCGCACGTACGCATATACGGCGTCGGTGGTCACGCCGTCCGACGAATCGATCGATGCGGCGCGGATCGTCAGGCGATTGCCACTGGCATGCAGGAATTCCGTGGTCAGCAGTGCGTCCAGATCGACCCACGCGCCGGCATTCTCGATCAAGGTCTGGCCGTGAATTTCGCTCCAATGCACCAGCCACGATTCGTTGCCCCGACCCCATGCGCGGATGATGACCGCCAGGCGGTTATGCTGCACGTCGACGCCGGCAGTCAGAACCATGCCGCCCCACGGCACGGTATTCTCTTCGTAGTCCTCTGCGCGCTCGGACAAGACATCTGACTTCGGCAGATCGCTCTTGAACTCGTATGGCAAGCCTTCGGTGCTGTTGCGAAAGGCGCGCATCTTGGTGTCGTCGCCAGATTTAAGCAAATGCTGTGCGGTCAGGTACTTTTCCAACAGCTTTTGCAGCACGCTGCCGGGGAACGGCGAGTACAGTTCGTTGATGTAAAAGCCAGCTATGGAATAGAACGGCGCGGTGGCGACCCATTCGGCCTTGCGGACATTCCTGTTTTTCTCGGCGTCGTTCCAGGTTGCGCCGCAATGCGGGCACGCATACAGCGCCGATTCTGGCCGGATATGTCCGAATACTTCGTGATTGAATGCCGGGTCTTCGGTAAAGACCACGTTTTCCCACATGAGAACATGCGACTCGCCGCAATGGTGGCACGGCACCATGAACACGCGCTTGTCGCTGGCCTGGTAGGCGTTGTCGATCCGGGACAGCCCCTTGACAGTGGGCGTGCCGCCGAAGATCACTTTACTGCGCGCATACGTCTTGACCCGCTCTTCCAGCAGCGTGATCGTATCGCCCTGGTCGCGCACGTTGTCGTTGCAATCGTCTGGTTCCTCGACCGCGACAACCGGAGCTGGTGTCGACTTCACGGAGCTGGGGCTGTTGGAGCCGACCAGTTTGATGAAGCCGCCGGGAAAGCTCTTGAAATCCCAACGGTTGTCGCGGTCCTTGCGTTTGTGTATCTGCATCTTGGCAGCTACACGCGGCGTAACTTCCGCCATTGGTATCAACTTTTCGTCGTTGAATTCTTTCGCCGCCGACGCCTTGGCAAACATGATAATCATCGGCGTCGGTTCGACATCGATTTTCTTGCCGATATAATTCAGCAGCACGCCATCGGTCCATGCGACTTGCGCAGATTTCATGGCGACCACTTTGCGCACTTTCGGGTCATCGATGGCGGCGTGGATGCCATGCACCCAGGGCGTCAAATCGGGATTGTATTGCCCCGGCTTTGCCGATGCCTTTTCGGATAACCTGCGATGCGTGCGCGCCCAGGTGGTCAACGATATTTTCTCAGGTGGCGCCAGCGCTTTCGCTAACCGCACCAGCATGCCCCGGATCGCCTGGATCGTATCGAGCGAGATGATTGAGTGCTGCATAGGTGTGGTCATTCAATATCTGCAAGTCGATATCGATGCCGTAGAGCGTATCGATTTCGCCTTTCAATTTGTCGGCGAGGCTTACCAATTCGGTGCGAAATGCGCCGACCATTTGCATCAACGCGGGTTCGAGTTGCGCGACGTTGATGAGCGCGCCCTTCTTTTCGTCCAGCGTGTACTGTTTCAGCTCGCGGTCGATGCGCTCGGTCAGGACGCGCTCACGCACCAGGTCCATGCCGTCTTCGCTGCGATGCCCGGCGGCTTGCGCGCGCAGTTTGCGGACGTATGCAATGCGCACGTCGTCGATGCTCGCATCGCGCCAGTCGATCTCGACTTGCTCCAGGAAGCGGCTGACCGCCGACTGGTCAAGATCGAGATGTTCGGCGATTTCGCGTTGGGTCAATGGCATGGTGTGGTATGGCCTATGGTTATGACCCCCTAGCAACTCAGCTAACTAGGCGAAATTCGGGGTCTTCGCACCCGCAGTGGGCCGGGCGAAACAAGGACCCGGAAAAAGTTTGGCGGGGCTGGCTGGCCTCGGAGTGCCAGCATATCTATCGGGATAGATACTTGATCTGCTGTCGCAAGATGTCAGGAAACTTCTGTGCGATCAGGTCTTGCAGAGCTGCTTGTACTGCTGCGTTGGCCAGCCCGTTAGGCACGCTGGGGCCGAATAGCTCTTTGATCGGTAGTCCGCTCCATTGCGCGCG